CTCTACTCGTTTTTTCCTTCCTCATTACCTCCAAATGCAGCACTCATAGCTTCACTCATAACTTGCATTACTTGTTGTAAATTGCCTTTTTCATCTATTAAATCCATAACCTTTTCTACAGTTAAATTCTTATCCTCATGTACTAGACCTGCCCATATAATTGTTGCTGTATCTTCCATAGTCAAATTATCGAAATCAACTTTTGCAATAGGCTTCTTGAACTTTTTCTCAATAATTGAAATTGCCTTCATTCCATATCTAAAATTTCTTACTTTATCTAGTTCAACTGGTGTATAACTCATTATTATTCCTCCTATAATTCATTTCTTATAAAATAAAAAAGGCTAAGATAACCTTAGCCTTCTGCTCCTACTGTCAATGTAGGCTGTCCACTTACTTTAATAGTCGCACTGAATGACAATGGGTCCTCTAAACTTGCCCCTGTAGAGAATCCAGTTACTACTCCCTTAAATGTCCAACTTCCTAAGTTGTTAGGAAACTCAATTGTAAAGTCCTCAACTTCGCCACTTTCATACAAATCGTATAAATCCTTTTGCCCTTTTCCAACTTCAAGTTCTAAAAATCCTTCTAAAGAAACTTCCCCGGCATCCTTAAAGCCTGTTATAAATTCTCTATAACCTCCGTTACTGTCTAATGTAGTTACATCTATAGTATCTGAGGTTAATTCAAGCCCTCCGATAGATGTAAGTCCTGCAACTGCAACTGGACTTGAAGTGCCTATTTTAAGTTTTGTACCTAATGCTCTTTTAGCCATTGTATTACCTCCTAATAATAAATTGTAAAATCAATAATCCCTCGGTTTACTCCGAGTTCGTGTTCGTACTGCTCTGTTATGTTGTTAATAGATAAATCTTCAACAAAAATACTGCTATCTTTACCTATCCACGTCTTAGGTAATGACAGCAGTAACTGTTTAACTTGTTGTCTAACCCTCACCATGTCCTCGTACTTCTTAGCCATAATCGAGAACATATAGCTTATTGCACCATTCCCTGTATATCCTTCTAGTGTCTTTGTCTCGTCTGTGCTTATTCTTGCATATACGAGATAAGGTCCCTTAGCGCCCTCTGGCGCATTTGTGGGGAATATCTGATTGTTTAGTTCCGGAATAGCTTGTACTAATTCATATCTTAGAGCGGGTTCCATTTATTCACCTACCTTCACAAGTTTAGGTAGAGATATCCTATAAAATTTATAGCCATAACAACTAAACTTAAATAATTTAATGCACTTTAATAATAAATAAATGGCATATATCCTGCCTAATATCGGTCTAATCGGTTGAATTTCTACCGGGCACATAACAAAGTCTATCTTTTTTATTTTGTTTTTGAATTCTTTAACAAAAATAATTCGTCCCATCACTTCAACCCCGCTTTCTTTATTTCTTGATCTATTTTCTTTTGCATTTCTGAGACTATTGTCTTTTCTATCCTGCTTGTGTTGGACTCAAATGTAGCATGGATGAAACGATAGCCTGGTATGTACCTTCCGTTCTTTGCGAAAAAGCCATACTCCTGCGAAACTGGGTAGTATCCTGTAATTTTGCCTTGCTTATTAGGTTTCTGAAAAATGTTGTTATAAGCCCTATCGAACACTAGTCGATATACTTTTTTACCTTTATATTTAGACTTTTCACCTACTAACTTCATGCCTTTCTTAAGATTCCCCTCGTCTACAGGAGCAGCAGCTTTAGCAGCTTTTAATTCTATATTCATGCCTTTTTTTGATGCACTTGTAACGTGTTTCTGAGGTACTTTACCGAGTTTGTCAAGCGACCTTTTTAACTCTTTCATCCCTTCTACTTTAAAATTCACCTTAGCCATTACATCACCTTCTCAGCAGTTATCTCTATCCATTCATTTGAGAAATTGAAGTTATCTACATAGATAATATTGTATTCTTCNCCTTNAAANTCTATTTTCATGGTAGTGTCTATAAGCTTTTTAGTATATCGAATTAGAAAACTAGTCACTACTTTACTGAATGGTGTAACTGCCTTAAATTGCTCTGTACCACTTTTGTTACGAACACTGGCCCAGCACTCATGGACCACTTCTTTTGTGTCTAGTGGCTCTCCATAATCGTCATAACCACCTGAACTTTTAAATATTTTAATCCTTTTATTTAATTTACCTGGATTAATCATATTATCACCTACAGTAAATTTACTGAATGCATACCCAATATTGTCTCAACTACTTTGTTTAGATTGTTTTTATCAACGTACATGCTTCTATTGTCATACATATCTTGACATAATATCATTACAACTATATAGAAGTCCTCATGTTCTTCTATTTCTTCATCTGTTAATCCAGTATAAGATTTGATGAATTTCTTTGCCACACTTAATAAGTTTGCAAGTTCTACTTCTGAATATTCTCCATCTTCAAGTCTTAAATACTCGACAACATTATTTACTGTTATTTCGCTTACTTTCATTCTTCTTACCACCTTTCGTGGTCTTTTCTTGTTTCACTTCTTCTATGTATCCTGCTTGTAAAAGGTCTTGGAGTACAGCTTTATCACTGCACTCCTTAACCTCCCCTTTATACATAGAAAAAGTACCAGCAAAACTAACTTTCGCTCGTACTAACATTAGATCACCTCAATTACGCTGTAGCCATTACTAATTTAGCAATCTTCTGCGCATTTTCAACCTTGGAGTCAATTTCAATCCATCCTACAACTCCTACAGCATGTTGTGTAGCGAATTTTTCTCTGAGCACTTCGATAGAAACATCTTCTGACAGTTTAACAGCAAGGCCGCTCATGTCACCATAATAAATTGCAGTATTTCCTGCTGCCATAGTTGGCATATTTTCGGATGTGTAAACATCTTTTCCAAATAAGGTATAACCCCATTTAGAAGTAGCGTCTTTGTTAAGAATATAATTGCCGTCATCGTCCTTTAACTTCCTGATAGCTGTTCTTGTTGCCTTATTCATAATCCAAATAGCATTAGCCTGGTAAGTATCTGGAACCGCCTCTTGCAAATCAATCAATTCGTCTGCAGTAATAGTTGTTGAGCTTGCTGTTGTTACTGTTTGGGTTACTGTTGATAGTCCAGCAATCTTATTAGTTGTACCATTTAGTAACTCATTTTCTATCCATCTGCTGATAGCCTCTGCCATTGCGTTAATAACAAAGCTTACAATATCAAATTGAGAATTATTGATAAGGGACTTAGATATCTTTGTTAATGCTCCTGCTAAAAATCCCTTAAGTTCTATGCTAGCAAATTTCCCGCTTGTAGATTCAAGATCAGTAAATTCTGTAGCATAAGCCATCTCAATTTTTTGCGTAGTCTCATCATAATAAGGAATAGTTAATATGCCGCCTACATTGTACCTAGTTGCAAGCTGATAGATCGGGCAAATATCATACACCTTTTTTATGATTTTATTTGCAATAGATGTAGGAATAACTGCTCCATTATCACCTACTGCAAGGTTTACATCTGTTCTCTGTTCTACAATTCCTCTTATGTAGTTTTCAAAAGCTCTTTCTTCCGCTTCTGCTCTTTCTTCTACACTCTTGTCCTTATTATCATCTGTTATTGTATAGTTACTTGCTCTTTTTTCAGCTTCGATAGTTGCATCTAAATTGCTAATTTCCTTTTCAAGAGCATTAAATTGTGCCATTTCTTCTTCTGTCATAGCTCTCTTTTCTTCCTTTGCCTTATCCAATATTGATTGCATTTCTGCTACTTTCTCATTTCTTTTTTCAATTAAAGCTTTTAACATATTTTTATCTCTCCTTTAACTTATTAATTTTATTTTGATATTCTGTGTAATCAATGTTTTGCTTTTTATTTTCAGTCAGATCCTTAATATTTACTTCACACTCAAATGCTCTTACTTCAATTTCTTTCTCTTCTTCTGCTCTAACTTCTATAGATGTGGCCGAGTAGACAGGAAGCTTTCTGAGTGCTAAAGTGATTTCTGTCATTACAAAGTCTTTAACTCGTCTAAGAGGTAGTTTACCAGCTCTTTCTTCTATCTCATCAACTACCTTCATCATGTTAAAGCTCCAGCCTTTTAATTTCCCTTGTTTCGCTCCTTCAATCACCTCCTTGTCTGTTATAATTGCTTCTGCTCTTAGGCCTATTTCATCTTCCCAGACTTTCAAATTGCCTTCTTTTATTGAAGCTATTTTCCTTTCGTGGTCCACCATTAAATCAACGTTATCCACCTTCTGTAATGCCCTTTGAAAAGCTCTTTGCTCAATAACCTCTATAACCTTTCCTCTCGGAGTTATAACAGGTCTACTCTCTCTGCCTGGCACATTAACATACCCGCTTATATGTAGACCATCAGCTCTGATTTCCGCTTTCATTTTCCTCACCACCTTTCAAATCTTCCATATTTTGAGCCATATTTGTATTAGGTGTATATATTTCCTTTGTTTTAGGATTGTACAATACACTATCTAATCCAAGCTTTATCCAGTCGATTCCTAACGCTGGCAAATCCTCCATGTATCTAACTTCATCAATTTGCATGAAATTAGATTCAATAGCTGTCTTATAAGCTTCAAATCTTTCCTTAATATCGCCTTTCAACATTTC